CAAGTGTCACTTGAAACAGTTAAACGGATGTACTCATTCTTTGCACGACATGAGGTGGACAAGCAGGGTAAAGACTTTGCTAACATCACAAAACCAAGCGCAGGTCGTGTAGCGTGGGACGCTTGGGGTGGAGACGCTGGTTATAGTTGGGCAAAAAGAATAGTGGAGAGCATGGAAGAAAAATCTGTAGTTACCGAAATCGCTTCTGCTTTTTTTGGAATCACCAAATCTGAAAAACAACTTGACGGAACTTTACTTGTCACTGGTATCGCTACCGATAGTTCACTTGATGTTGATGAACAGATATGTGATACCGAGTGGTTGAAAACTGCTATGCCTGAATGGTTCCGTTGGGGCAACATTCGTGAGCAACACTCAAACATCGCGGCCGGTGTCGCTACCGAGTACGAAAACAAAGACAACAAACATTGGATTACTGCTCGTGTTGTTGATCCTGCTTCAGTAAAAAAAGTTGAGTCAGGCGTACTAAAAGGTTTCAGTATTGGTATTCGTGCGCCTCGTGTTGTGCGTGACGAGAAAGCCGCTGGTGGTCGTATTGTTGACGGGCAGATTGTAGAAGTATCTCTTGTGGATCGTCCTGCTAATCCTGCTTGCACCTTGTCGCTTGCTAAAACCGTTGATGGTTCTTTACAGCAAGTTGAACTGTTATCAGATAAAGAAAATATAAATGTCTTGAAAGGCAATATCATGGATGAAGAAAGCACAGAAGAAAGTTCTGAAGTAACCGCAGAGGGTTCTAACGTACCTAGCGAAGAAAGTTCAGAAGAAACCACTAGCGAAGAAAGCACAGAAGAATCTACGGGGGAAGAAAGTTCACCTGAGTCAACTGTTGCTGTGAACGCTAAAGACATGAAAATGTGCAAAGAGTGTGGAAAAGCGATGGATGATTGTAAGTGTGCTGAAGGTGGCTACTCTGCTACAGAAAAAGCCGCTGAAGAATCTAGCGAAGAATCGTCACAAAAAATTGGTGAAGAGTCATCACAAAAACTTGGTGAAGAATCATCACGACCTAACGGCGTTGCTGGTGTAGCAGGCAAATCTAAAAAAGATCATTTGATTCATATAGAAAAAATGCTTGACGACCGCTTGACGCACATAGAAGAAATGTTTACAGTTTTCCTAGATTCACAGAAAGAAATTGCTAAAGCGTTACAACACGAGGACATCGCAAAGTCAGTACAAGAAGTTACTGAGCGTTTGTCAGTTGTTGAAAAATCCGCGACAGTAAATGCTCCTGTGCGTATGGCAATGGGTGAGCCAAAACCTGTTGTTGATGAAAAAATCGCTAAAGCGGCTGAATACCGCAATAAAGCAATGGCATCCACTAACCCTGTTCTAGCAAATGGCTATATGGCTCTTGCGCTAGAACTTGAAAACTCTAACAAGTAAAGGAGAAGTAGCAATATGTCTAACTTCAATCCAGCCGAGATTTTCGGTACAAATGACCCGAAGGAACTTGCTCTCCGTAGCGAGGCTTTCAATGAGTCAGTAAACAAATCCCTTGAAGCCGCTTCAATCGCACAGACACGACCTGAACTTCAGAAGTCGTTTGGCCTTGATCCAGTTTCTATTCAAATGCAAATTGCCGCTCAACGTGAAATCGTTAAAGACATCACCGTTGGTAACGGATCTACAACTGGTTCACCTATCGGTACTGGTCTTGTACCTTTTGACTTGGAAGCACCTGCGAAATATCTTGCACCGCGTCCAACGCCATTGCGTAACAAGTTGCCACGTGAAAAAGGACAGGGTACTGCTCGTCGTTTCAAGCGCATCACAGGTATCACAGGTTCAGGTACTGGTGGAACTTCAAACATCCATCCGGGTATTTCTGAAACCACGCAGAACAACTTTGCACCTGCTGGTGCGGCTAACACTCTGTATCTTGCTCGCGGTAGCAAAATTGCTTACGCTGGTGACGATCAGATCGTGCCGTACTTCCAGTTCGGTTTGAGTGACAGCGTTTCATGGCAGGCACAATACGGCGGTCAAGGTTTCCAAGACATCCGTGCGTTGTCTGCACAATCGTTGCTTTATTCGTCAATGTTGATGGAAGAAAAAATGTTGCTTATGGGTCGTGGTACTAACGCCGCTTTCTCTGGCGCTCTTGCCGCCCCTGCAACCGTAACGCTTACTGCACGTACAGCCGCTACTGGTGAAACCGCTCTTGGTTTGACCGACAAACTTACTGTGTATGTAACTTCTGATGCAGGCGCTTTTGGTCAGTCAGTTCTTTCGGGTGCTGTAACTTCGGGTACTGCATTAACTTCAGGTCAAGTAGTTGACGTAACAATCTCTGCTGTAACAGGCGCGCTCGGTTTCAATGTTTACGTTGGACACGGTGCATCGGCTGTTGCTTCAAGTGCTTGCTACTACGATGGCCGCACAGGTTCACGCACGTTTACCATTTCGGGAACATTGCCAACAACCACCGCCGCCGCTTCAACTGTTACCGCTGACTCGTCTGCATACGCAAACGGCTACGACGGAATCATGGCTTACGTAACTGGTTCAGGTTCGGGTTACACAAATAACTTGAACTCAACGTTCAATGCGACAAGTCCGGGGTCTGAGTTCCAGACTGCGTTTGCTTCGTTGTATAACAGCGTGAAGTCTGATCCTGATGAAATCCTTTTCAACGGTTCTGATCGTAAAGCAATGAGCGAACTTTTGAAGAACTCATCCTCTAACAACTACCGTCTTACAATTCAGCAGGACGAAATCGGTAACGCAGTTATGGGTTCGGTCATTACCGCAATTCAGAACGAAGTGACCGGAAAAGTTGTTCCGATGACGGTTCACCCTTGGATGCCACAGGGCAATACGGCAATCCTTTCGTACAGCCTTCCAATTCCAGACTCGCAAGTGTCTAACTGTTGGAGTGTTGTAAACGTTCAGGATTACACAGGTATTAACTGGCCGGTTACCCAGTTTGAGTATGAAACTTCTTCGTACTGGTACGGTACGTTTGTTTCTTATGCAAGCGCATGGTCAGGTTCAATCACCGGCATCACCGCCGCCTAGTAAACAGGTTGTCACGGTAGAGGAAGCCCCATCCGACCCCTACCGTGACGACACTTGTTGGGAGTGTCAAAATTATGAAACGGTTGCTACCGCCTGATAAGGCAGTAATAGAAACAGGTGTACCACGCGCTAATGGTGGTGAGTCTGTTTACCGTATGCAACGCGATGGAACAATTCATGTTTCAGATCACGACTATGCGCTTCTGCGAAAAGCAGGGTATTCGGAACCTATGGCTGGTGGGTTCGCAAAGGCGCATGGTTGGGTCTGTAATGAATGTGGCTTTCGTGGCTACTTTAAGAAATGTGGACGTTGCAAGTCAGAAGATTCGCGTCGCGGAAACGAGTAGTATCGTTGTGAAAGGAAGGTTGAGATGACACAGGAAATAACTACTATCTCGCCTCTTTTCTCTACACCGTATTTAACGCTTGCTGAATATAAGCAAGCCCCTACCGCTGTTGATGTTGATGATTTGGTTGGTGGTGGTTCTTCCGCTGTTAACGATCAGGAGTTAGCAAACGTTATTGCTAGGGCTTCATCGTGGATTGACTCTTACTGTGGTCAGGTTCTTGCCGCTACTGAAGATACAGAGTCGTTTCGTGCAAGAGTTTCTCGTGACGGTTTCTTACGACTTCATGTGCGTTACTCGCCTGTCATTGAAGTCGTTTCTGCCTCGTATGGTTCTAACCCGACGTTAATGAACACGCTTGATCCAACTACAGCGTGGATTGAAAACATGGCTATCGTGTTTCCTTTGCAAGGAATGGCGGCATCGTTTTTAGGGCAGATCCAATTTTCGCGTGTGTGGTCGCCGCTGGCTGAACAGTTTTGTACGGTCACTTATGTGAACGGGTATGCAAACACTTTGTTGACCGCTAGTGTTTCTGTTGGTGCTACTTCTCTAAGTGTGAGTGACACAACAGGTTTTATACCTAACCAAAAGTTTATGATTTATGACGGGTCATCTACAGAATTAGTCAAGGTGGCTTCAACTTATGTGCCGGTACAGGGCGCAGGAACGGTTTCTTTAGCCTCGGCTGTGGTTAATGCCCACGCTTCCGGCGTGAGTGTTTCTGCTTTACCACCTGCCGTTAAGCAAGCCGCTATCTATATGACGAGTGTTATTTTGAAGGCTCGCGGTAACGCCACATTGGTTATGGGTACGTTAACGCCTTCGCAGTTCATGGAAACTAATCCTTCTGCTTCTAGTGATTTGGGTTCAGCAATGGAACTGTTAAAGCCTTACCGACGGATGCGCTAATGTCTCGCGCTACCGTTCGTGCCGCCGTTCAAGCATATTTCGCGCCGCCTGCCGTTACGGGTTTGAACAAATTGTTCACCGCGTTACCTAAACGTATTGAAGGAACATGGTTCAGGTATGGGCAACCGGCCGGAACGCTTTCCGGTGCTGTTGGTGTTGTTCATATTGTTGGTGAATCTGAGGAACGTATCGCGATTGGTGGTGAAACGTCAGGTAAAAAATGGGTTCATTATGAAGTTCAGTTGCAAGTCTTTCAACATTCTTTAGAACGTCACGCGGAAGATGCGATGGCAAACTTTGACATTGTAATGGACAATATAAAAGCGTTGCTTCGTGCTAATCGTCGTCTTGCTAACTATCCTGTCATTTTTGAGGCAGGTGAAAAGTATCTTGAAGGAGAGTATGGTGAACCTAAAGTTCTTGCTGACGGTTCCACCGAGATTTGGGGTGCTATCAGATTTGAAGTATCGGAGATATTAACCACATGAAAATTACTGTTGAAGATGAGCGCGTGTTCCCGACGTTGGGAATTGTTGCGCAAGCAGGAGATGAAGTTGATTTACCTGCGGATGTTGTTGTTGTACAATCAAGTAAGACTAAAAAAGTCTCGGAAGTGAAAGAAGGTGACAGCGATGGCTCTACCTCGCTCTAGGTCATATCTAGGAATTGCAAAAGAAACACGACCTGCGGCCGGTGTTGCCCCAACTGCTGTAGCGGCTACGGATTACATTCCGTTTACGTCTATTACACCGTTTGACAACATTGCGTATCTTGATGATAAAGGTATGCGCGGTTCTATGGTTGATGAGTACGACGTTATTCAAGGAAACATTTATTCCGAGTTTGAATTTGCTGGTGATGTTTTTCCTGACACCGTTGGCTATATGGTCGCTGGTGTTCTTGGTGATGTTGTTACTACTGGCGCAAGCGCACCGTACACTCACGCGGTTTCAACATTGAACTCGCAGGCATCTAACGGACAACCAACTACGTTCACGTTGAGTGACTACTACTCGTTGGGTGCGGCTTCAACTCGTCGGTATGCCGGTACGCAATTTCAGAGCATTGACTTCAAGTTCACCGCAGATAGTTTATTGACTTACACAACTAAGGCTCTTGGTTATGCTTCTGCAACTGCAACAAACCCAACACCATCATTTAGTACTGTTACACCGCTTCCGTCATGGACAGGTGTTGTCACGTTGAATGGTTCTGTTAACGCGCAACTTGCTGACGGTAACTGTTCTATCTCGCGTAGCGTTGAACCAATCTTTACTATTGACGGTAACCAAAGCCCATACCAACTTTTTGCCGGTGCGGTTACTTGCTCAGGTTCGTTGATGATGGTATTTGAATCTGACGTTGAATTGGGTTTGTACTTAAACAACACTCGCCCAATCTTAGATATTGACTTCACTTCGGGTGCTGGTGCTACTGCTACAGAAGTGAAACTGCACATGAACAAGTGTGCGTTCACCGTTGCGAAGATTGAGCGCGGCAAGGAATACATTGAGTTGAACGTAAACTACAAAGCATTGGCAAACACAACGGATGCCGGTGCGTCTGCTGGTTACTCACCAATCAAGGTAACATTGAAGAACGCTAAAACAAGCGGCACTTACGCCTAATAAATAAAACTGAAAGCGAGATGGGTATGCAGAGAGTTTCCGTGAATGGTGGTTGGGTAGATTTCCGTGAACCGGAAGATGTGCCTGAGCGTTTGCGTCGTCGTGTAACCACGATGGCAGGTAAAGCCGCAAATATCGCAGGTCGTTTGAATACAGAGAACACGGAAGAAGAAACGTTGTCTATTGAAGAAGATGACTTGAAGTTTCTTTTAGAGTTCAATGATGCGGTCGCTATTTGCCTTGTGATGGGATGGTCATGGAGTGAAGTACAAGTAACGACTGATGGACTTCTTGATTTGCCTGCATCCGCATACGATTCAATAGTGCGTCATGGCCAATCACAAGTGAGCAGACTTCTTCCCAACTTTGGGGTAGATCCTGACCCAAAAGTAATTACCGACAACTCATTAGGATAGGCGACGCTTTAGAAGGCCACTCTGACGAGCGTTTCCCTATACGGCCGGAATACCGTGATTACCGTTTAGCGAAAACGTTTGGATGGACACTTCAAGAAATAGAATCACAACCTGCTGTATGGTTGGATTGGTTGCTGGCTATTGACGGCAAAGTTCGTGAGGTTGAGATTCGTGCAAGTGTCAATGAAGTTTGAAGATCATGGCGTTATTGAACGTTTCAAAGTTATGCCTATAAAACTGGATGCGGCTGTACGTAAGGGTGTGCAACGTGTATCGGGTGAAGCGCAACGCGATATAACAGGCAAAAAAGGTTTAGGAAAATACGATAGACACCCTGCAGGTACAAAAACTCCTTCACCTGTTGGTGAACCACCTGCACAGATTACTTCTAGTCTCCGACGGTCTGTTGTGATGCTTCCTATCAAACGTGTCGGGTTCGCTTCCTACACGCAAACAACGTTACCGACTATGATCTATGCGAGAGTACAAGAGTTTGGTTCTTCAAGGATTCCTGCACGACCTTTTGTTGCGCCTGCGCGTAAAGATTTGGTTGAGTCGGGTCGGGCGAAACGTTTGTTTAGTGAGCAAGTGTTGAAGGAGTTGAGAAAGAATGGCTGATGATTCCATCCTAATTAGGTTTGATGGTACAGCCACAGGTCTTGTCAATGCCGCTAAACAAGTTGCTACGGCGTTGGGTCAAGTACAAAAAGAAACTAAAGATATGTCCACTCATTCAATGGCGGCCGGTGTTGCTATGGGTGGTATTTATGCGGACTTAGCAAAGAAGGCTTTAAGTTTTGCTAAAGATGCTTTTGGTGCGTTTACTAGGGTCGCTGATGAAGTACGCAAGATGCAAGGGATCCTTGGTGGTACTGCGGAAGATATGTCGC